TCAGCATCCAAGGTTGATTTGAATCGAAGATCATCCGCCATACTTCTGCGGCCGAGTGTACCGTTTCCGCACCGTCCTGCCAATCCACAGTGATCTCTGTGCCTCGTTGTTGTTCCATCACAGCGGTATACTCCAAGGTGCCAAACAGGCCTTCCCAGGCCGCGGCAAAACTGGCACCTCCTCGCATTTTGTCAGAAATGTAATGATCGGTCATGGTGGATCGCAGTTGCCCCACGATGGTTTCCTGTCCCATGTTCAGTGCCCGGATGCATGACGGATATAGGCTGTTGATGTCTATGCTTCCCACCCAGTCATGCATGCCTTTCTTGGGATAGGCCACATAGGCACCTGCGGCCTGTGTGTCTTCATCTGTGAGCCGTTCTCTACGGCAAGGCACAACCATGCCACGCTCATGAGCTTCGTTGATGATGGCCTGCTCTGTCACAGCCACAGCACCCATGGTAGTAGGCAACAGCACAGTGTTCTCATGTGCCAGGGTATTGGCCAGATCCAGGAACCTCAGTTTGCGATCGATCTGTGCTAGACCATTCACGTCCTGGCGGTTGTATTCGATAAACGTCTTGAAGTTCTGGTTGTATAACTGATCCAGCGTGCCTTCAAACTTGGTCTTAGATCCCAGTTCCTCATATTCCAGGATGGCATCCAGGCTGTAACTGTGCCGCTCTTCATAGGTATATTTGCGATACAGTTGCATGTAGTCCAGATGCACACGACCCACGAGGTCGAACGTGAGATTCTCTGCACCAAATCTTTCAAAGGTTCTTTGCTTGGGTAACTGATCCCACAGGCAGAACTTGCGTGTGTCATCCTTGCTGAGTATCCTGGTCACACGCATCACGGTGTAGGGTATGTCATAGCCCTCGGAGTTCCAACCACTAAGCACGTCAGCATCTTGGATGATATTGAGGAACGTGCTCAAGAGTTCTGCTTCTTGCTCAAATACAAAAGTGTTGGGGAATTCTGCTGCGATCTCTTCCGCAGTGGCCAAGCTCATGTGTCGGGGTGGTTTCACCAGGGTGACCAGTTGATCTAACCAGTCCATGTACACAGATATAGCAGTGATAGCATTGAATGGATCTTCGGGGCGGCTGAATCCACGCTCCGGATCGAAGTCTACTTCGATGTCAAAGAACGCTGTGTTCAGTCTTGGTGCGTCTTGACCCTTGTAGTTTTCTTCAAGACAACGGAATATGGGATTGATGTCGGCTTCGTAGAGATTCTTGCCTTTGTTGATGGCCATCTCTCTGCGGAATTCTTTGGAGTTGCGTGTGGAGAAACGTGCTACAGGCGTGCCATAGATCGACCGGAACTTGCCACGAACATCGTCGTAGTAGAACACATAGTTGGCAGGATGTTCCTCGTAGTAGCGAGCACCATCGCGGCGACCCACGATATGTATGCGATCGTGATCGCGATCAAACAAGGCGTCAAGGTATGACAAATCTCTTCTCCCGTGGCTTATGGCCCACTCGTGCCGTTCTACATGCCCGTGACGTGGGCGATTCGCTGTTGATGATAACAGTAATTATAAAGTCTTGCCTACCGTGGTAAGAATATTTTCCAGCAAGGAATGATCCTGCTGCTCTTTGCCAAATTCGGCCTTGTGAGCGATGCGGATGGCCTTTTTGAGTATGTTGGGTTTGATCTCAAGCTCTTCGGCCACGGCCTTGACAGTGTCCGACAGTCCACCGTTCAGCGTTTCAATTTCATGCATGACCTGCATGCCTTCATTGATGATCTGGGTGAGTTTGAGTTTTTGTTCTGCTGAAAAATTACGATTGTCCATGAGGATCTCCTTATAATTAGAGTTTATACTATCTTGCGTTGAAAAACAAGATCTATCTTACCTTTCTAGGGCATATATTTTCCGGATAAGGTCAATCCCGGTTTGATCATTGAGCAGGAGATTTTCATCTACAAACAATATCTGTTGTCCGTTTTCTAGTGCCATCTGGAACATCTTGATCCTCGATTCGATATTGCCACTGAAAGCATGTATGCTAGGAACTACCAATCCGCTAAGATAATCTCTGCTGACAAAGTCGAGGAACTTTGGCATCCAGGTGCATCCCCAATACTCGTTGCTCCACTCATTGACTGTGATGTTTAGTTTTTTAGCCACACCCAATAAGAACTCTCTTATCATATAATGCGGAGTTTCACCTATATAACGGCTGTTCTGATCCACGAATACTACCCATGGACCAGACTTGAGATCCTGTAGATCAACTGTTGCATGATGTCCTTGTAATCGATAAAAACTACCGGCCCGGCGCGGTCCTAGATTGTGTCGAGGTAGCGCATATCTCGCATCAAAACTTATGCGAGTGATGTCTGTGTCGTTGTTTACGTTGCCGTGTAAGTGTCCTTGATTGAATAACCAAGACTGTCCTACTTCTAATTCCACCGGATACATTTTTGCCACACATAGAGATTGTATCTTGTCAAGGGGCAGCTTTTCATTGTGTATGCGTTCCATGAGTTCTATAGTATCTTCCCAAGACAATACTTGCATGGTGTTAGAACCCCAGGCACGAGTCAATGGTGTCCAAACTGTGCCCATAAAATTGTTATACCCGGTCCAGTAACCAGTATGAAAACTTAGCAGCCTTCCCATCTTTTCTTGATTGGGGACCACTACCCTGATGCCGCATGTAGACTGGATGAGATAATCTGGATCGTCGACTAGCGGTGCGACATACTCGGCAAAAAATTCATCAAGTCGCCGGCTGAATTCTAGACTGTTGGTAAGTTTTTCAAGATGTTTTCGTAAGCCTACCAACTCCTCGGTTGAAAAATAATAATGAACTTCTTCTAATCTTGGTAAAGAAGGTTTGAGTTCTCGGACGCTTTCGAAAAACCATTCCGCCCAATTATGCTTTTGCCGATCGTAGTTCAGTATCTTGTTGTCCCATCTAGGATCAAGGGTCCAGTCATAATAAGGTAATATTTGATCAATCATTTTTTATATGTTATCTCCGTATTTTGAGCGCGGATGAGATTGATGGTGTCTCCGCACATCATGCCACAGCGTTCTAATCGATCATCATTGGTCCAACTTTTTTCTATAATATCAAACCAACCGCCGTCGATGATCTTTTCCAAAGGTGCGTGAAATATATTGGTGTTAACAAGCCCTCCTGCTTGGGCCATGAGTTTTTTTACAGTAAAATGATCAGCATGATTCTCAACCTCTGGTCCATAGAGCCTATCATGTAACCATCCGCAAGGAAAAACAAATCCATCAGCACCGATATAGATTTCAGAGATGCGATTAGCGTTGCATTTGATGCAAGTCGATTTCGCATAATGGGCCATGGATTCATATCTGGCCATACCGTTCTGCATAATGGTATATTGTTCGTTCACATATTTTTTGTTGTCAGGCAAAGCAATAGTGTAATCGATGAAACCAGATTTATCATATACTGGCAAATAATCTTTGAATTCGTGTTTACGGTCGAGAAACCTACCGGTTTTTTTGACATTGAATTGATGGAAACCATATTGTTTGCTTAAATCTCGAGCCGTCTCGACTTGGTGTTGATTGTGTTGGAAAACTATAAAGTCCCAGATGGCTTTTCCACCTGCCTTGATAAAACTATTGGCATTTTCTATCACCCGATGCCATTTTATATTTCTCCTATAGATATGATTGGAATCTTCGAGCCCATCTATGCCAAAAGCGATAAAATCTACATATTTGGCTAATTTTTGATAGACATGCGGATAGCCAATCCCACCGTTGGTATGGATACCGATCTCAATCTCTGGATTTCCTTGTTTGAGGAACAAACACATTTCCAAAAGATCTTTGTTGGCCATTGGATCGCCATATGTGCCACAGAAATAGACCTGAGATAATTGTCCAAGAAATTCTACGGTAAAAATTTTTTTGAATTCTTGCAGACTCCAACTTTTCAAAGGAAGGGTAGGGATGGTTCTTCCGCCAAAATAATTTCGAGGACATTGGGGACAGGCTGCGTTGCACAGATTAGTGATTTCTAATTGCAGAACCGATATATCTCTGAATTTTAACATTCTATCTAACCACTGTGATCTGTTGGCAAGGATTTTCGATACAATCATGTATGACTTGAACAGCTTTTTCCACAGCCATTCCAGACTGCCAGTCATTAAGTTTACTAGCAAACTTACCTATTTCGACTGTAGTTATAGTAGTATTGTTGTCGTTGTCGACTATTTTCCTATTGAAATGTCTGCCAAAATTGGTCAATGATTCTTTGCTGAGATTATAGGCCAATCTTTCATCCGTGATATCCGGCCAACTAGTCCATATTGCGGATGCACTAGATACATTGATGATCTGCCCTTGTTTCATTTTTTTATAGAACCCTATGGTTAGATATACTGCGGAAACATAATTGG